CTGCTGTCTTCATCACATCACATCTACATTTACATTTACATTTACATTTACATGTCCCCCCACCTCCGTACTGAGGTTGTGGGGGGCACAATCAAGAAAGGCTCGACCGCATACTTTTATCAGCGGCGAGTTCGTGAAAGGAGTAGACGGACTCCTCGTACATTCAACACCCCTGCACGTGTTGGCGTTCTACGTGATCCTCGTAAGGAGGATCAGCTCAATTTGCGGCTTGACGTACTCGGCCCCTTGCTCCGGGAGCATTATCCCGTTGTTCCGGATTCTTCTCGTAAGAATCTCCTGGCCGCTTTTGATAAGCGGTGCAACTTTTACAGCGACGATCGTGCTGACCGGGAAGTGGTCGAGCACTCACTCAAGCTTTTAGAACGCCTCACCTGCACGGGTCAAGATCCTATTGAATGGACACCCGAACTATTCCATAAGTGGAATTCGCAGTTCAAACCGGACAAGCAAGCAAAGCATCTTAAAGTATTTCCGGCAATTTCAGAGTGCTTGGTTAAGACCTTCACTAACAAGGAAATATTTGTCAAGGTAGAGGCTTTGCTTAAAAGGCATAGTCCGGATTGGGCTCCGCGGATTATATATCAGTCTTCTGATATCCACAATGCGATTCTCGGCCCGATCATGCAAGCGTGTACTCAACGCTTGTTCAAGTTGTGCGCTCTGGCGGATTCTTCGGATTCCGTCAACTATAAAGGTGCTTACAAAGCTAGTTCGCAAGAACTAGCGGACTTTATCACCAGATACGATTCTGGTGAAAGCATTTATATAGAGAGCGATTTCAACTCGAACGACATGACTCAGGTTAGAGATGTTCACATTCTGGAGGTCAAATGGCTTCGCAAACTAGGCGCCCCTTTGTGGGTGACTGGCTTAATGTTACATGCGAATTCTTTTGCGGTTACAGCCCGCAAGTTCGCTGTGGCAGCTAGAGTCACAAATCAGTTACCCACTGGTGCCCAGTCTACGACCTTCCGTAATTCCGTCTGGAATATGTCAATAAACTATTCCTTCTGTCTTCGCCATGGTTTCATTGGTGATACTCTTGTGCTAGGAGATGACATGCTCATGCGTTTGGATAACCCCTGGAAATCCAGGACTCGGTGTATCAGGCGTGCATATGAGCATGTTTGCACTTTGGCTAGGATGCGGGCAACTGTTGTTGTCCGTCGCCATCTTAGCGAGTGTTCCTTCCTAAGCAAGAATTTCATCATGACTAGCCATGGCTTTGTCATGGTTCCAAAATTTGGAAAGGCAGTTGCTAGATTCAATGCCCGAGCGTCTTCAAATGAGGCGGTTTCTGACCGTGCTTATTTGGCGGGAAAAGCATTGAGTTACTCTTATGAGTTCCGGCACTGTCCTCCAATATCTAGGAGCTATTATGAGCGCTACCTTCAACTTGTTCCTGAAGGTGGTATCAGCCTTGATGGTCTTGGTTGGAACGCGAAGGGTAACTTCCTTGATCTTGGTGTTAAGGGTATAGTGAGAGCTATACAGACAGTTACCCATGTTACTTCGCGTGATGACATGACCAGATTTTACCATTGGAAGTATGACTTGACTTCAACTGATATCATCTTGCTACTTTTGGCGAGTTTGTTTGGTGAGGATGACTTGGACGAAGCCACGGCCGGTAGGATCGTGGAAGACTTTCTTGATTGATGCCCC